ATGAAAACATCTGTAGCACCATCTGTGATGTCTGCAACATTAGTGGCAGAGTCACCAACATCATCTCCGACTTCATAAATTTGTATATAATCATTACCATTAGAAACAATTGGGACTAACCCATCAGCAGTATCTTTATAATTCCATACATCATATCTCATTGAGCCTGTTGCACCAGCACCAGTTGAATTAGCAGCATAAGGTAAACCACCTACTTGTGCAGAACCAGAACCAGCAGATGATGCTGTAATGTTATTCAATTGTATTTCTATAAAAACTCTATTTCCAATTCTTGTGTAGTAACCGTTGAAATTTCCAGTATAAGTTCCTGCAGTAGTAGCTCCTCTAAAAACAGGAGTAAAAGTGCCTTCCTCATAATCATCTAAAATTGAACTAGAAGCACCACTACCTTCACTTGCAGAGAAGTCAATACCTTGAGTATCTGGAAATACTAAATTACCACTACTATTAAACGTTGCAGCTACACTACCACCAGTTACAAATTCAATTTCATTAGTGCCAGGCCTGATACCTGTATCCGAATCACCACCCTGAAAACCAGGTGCTGCTGTAGTATTTGTTCCGCTAATTCTTACAGTCATTATACTACACTCCAAACTGAACCTGAATTGACTGTGACAGTGGCACCAGATGCAACATTGATAGGACCAGCTGTCATGGCATTACGCCCTGTGGTGATACTGTAACTGGTAGTCACTGTTAAATCATTCTCATAAAAAATTCTATCAGTACCAGCACCAACTGCACCGACTAAATCACGACCATCATACTTAAATGCTGTAGCAGTTACAACACCAGAGACATTGATACCTCCCCCAATCCCAAGAGTGATATTAGGGGAGGAAGCATCTAAATGCTCTAGGTTATTAGTCTTTAGAATACTCATCTCAATATCTTTTTAGGTATTTATCAGAGTGCGTCTCTGGTAGCAATCAGGTGTGCCTTATATGCATCCTTGACTGCTTGTGTCCATGCAGCGTTACAAATTGCTTGAACGTCTGCACCTTCACCACTGATGTCTGTATCTACCCAGTTGTCGTCTGCATCAACTGAACCAGGCATCAGACAATGACGATGGAAAGTACGTGCAATCTCTGTACCATCTCTCTCAACGATATCAGCTCTACGTACTTGAACTGCTTTAAATCTACCGACAACTTCAATCTTGTCGTTTTCGCTTCTTTCAGAAAGTGCCATTAGGATAATCCTCCGAACTAAACAGGTTTAGGCGTAAGTATTTATTATGCTTCTGTATAATAATTAAGTGTAAAAATGATAGAGCCACTACCAGTCATCTCTGTTCCTTGCAATGGATCCCAACCCACATTGTCCCCACACTGATAAAATGCCATGTCATTACCACCAACATAACATACAAGATATGTCTTACTTGCTCCATTATCAAGATTTACATTATTAATCATCGCGGCACCTACACCTTCAGGAGTGTCACCAACTCCTTGAGATGCTGCAAATGGAAGTCTAATAGTTACATTGGCTGCAGCTGGGGTGTCTAATCCAGAAATTCTTCCCCATACAGTAACTTTTCTTCCGAGTTTTACATATCTAGTGCTACCACTATTAACGCCATTACCACCCGTAGCGAGTGTAGCAGTCCAAGTACCTTGCTCATAATCATCTAAAAGGTGTGCAGATGCTGTATCAGAACTACCAGCACCAGTATTCTGGAAATTGATACCTTGATGATTAATAGTAAGATATTGAGTTGCGTCAGTGCTATCTTGTACTCTGATAGTACCACCAACTGCTACATTAACACCTGCAGAAACTGTGGTGGTATTTACACCTACACCACCAGTCGAAGTTATACGAAGTCTTTCTGCGTCTGCAGTTTCATCATAAACATTTAAAATTGTACCACTATTTCCTATAGTAAAGGAACGAGCATTAGCACCAGTTTTATCCAATCCTAATCTGGATATCGTTCCATCACTTACTTTGAGGTTTGTTCCATTAGCAGGAAAAGTTATCGTATTGATACCAACATTACCACTACTATCCTCAACCATTGAGGAATGAGTTACAATACCAGCTGTGGTACTGTTCTTATAGAACTGATTGGCACTACCATTCCCATCAGGTAGTGTGATAGTATTATCACCAGCTACAGCTGGAGCGTTGATATCAACGGCTCCAGAAGTTTGTCCTCGTAAACTCAGTCCCATGGGATTATACTTTTTTAGTTATTTATCAGGCAGTTGATGAAGCGGTCATTGAATGCTGTGAACCTGGTACTGCATTTTGAATAATGACTTCATAGAAGAATGACACACCATCATCACCTGTCGGATTAGTAATATCAATACTATATCCATTTCCACCAGAATTATTGAATGCATAGTGACTTGCTGCTGAGTAAGTATATGCAAAAGGTGTGGTTACTGTTGCATTATCAGAAGATGTACCACTAGAGTTTGTAAATACTCTACACATAAATTGTGCAGCAGGGTGATTAGTTGCTGTGTTAGATGCTGTCCAAGAACCTGTTGCATTGATTGTAATCATTGCACTTGTTCTATCAGTTCCTACAAAAGTAAATCTAGTCAGTTGTCCAGCATTTAATGTATCTCTGACATAATACTTTTTGATTGCACCACCACCAATCTCTTCATATCTATAGACTGTGTTTTCTGTGATACTATCACCACCTAACTGTAAGGTAGAACCAGTTGATACATTGATGTTACCACCTGCTGTGATACGAAGTTTTTCTTGATCATTTGTGGCAAATCTTAAGTCCGTATTATCAATGTTCCATACCTGTGCTGTCCCATCAATCATTTGTTGGACATCAAATCCAGAATTACTTCCATACTGTAATCTTAAACTTGCAGGTATGGTGCTATCTAAAACATGTAATTGATATGATGGATTATTTGTTCCTACTCCAACATAACCATTTGAATTAACTCTAAGAGCCTCAGTTCCACCAGCAGATATTGCAACTTGGCCTGCAGAAGGAAAGAATACACCAGTGGTTGTATCAACACCAACTAAACCAGGTGTTGCTTCTGTACCATAACCAACTGATACTGCTGCACCAACAGGAACTGCAAGACCATAAGGGAACTTAGGTGCCTTTACACCACTCTTATCTGTAATATTATCTACTCTTAGTTTACCTTCACCACTAGCAAGAATGCCAGGAGTATCTACATCTGTACCAATACCTAAAATGTCAGGAATAAAGTCATCACCATCGGCTACAATCAGGTCTGCATCACCTTGTAGGACAATGTTGGTATACTGTGTATAAGCTGCTGAAGCAGATGCTGGTGGATCTACAGTGATAGTAGAACCAATGGTCAGGTTTGCATCAGTATAATATATCTTATTCAGTGGACTGTTGAGGTCATCTGGTAACAATGAAGTACCAAGACCACCAGGAGTACCAGTCAGGTTTGAGCCGTCACCATAATATTCGATTGCAGTAACAATCCCTAACCTGACATTAACAGGATTTTGAGGGTTAGTAACCGCAGAACCAAAACCAGCAAGATTACGAGCTCTTGACATTTTATCTACTTTTTAGTTATTTATCAAGTGTCTGTGACTGTAATCTCAACACCTGTTGAAGACAACACATCAATTCTAAATGAACACTGTCTACCATCACTTCCTGCACTTTTTTGAACTCTTAATGCACCTACGGTTCCAGCATCACTAATTGTGAAATTTCCAACATGAGTACTAGTTAAATCTTCTTGGATTGCTGTCCATGTTGCACCATTACTTCTAGGAACAAATAAACCAAAACTATAGACATTTCTTGTAAAATCTGTTGTGGTTGTAGCAAGAACATTACTGATGAGCATCATAAATGCTCCTCTGGTGTTAAATGTAATAGTTTTATCAAGAGTTGCATTACCAGCTACACTCTCACTATAAGAACCATTTGAAAAAATACCACCTTTGACATGTAATGCACTACTTGGATTTGTAGTACCAATGCCGACATCACCATCAGTGGTTATACGAACCCTTTCTGTATCATTTGTGCCAAATGTTACTGGAATACTACCTACACTATTAAATCTAAAATCTCCACC